GAGCAAGACTCTGACCAATCCCAATCAAAGTTCCAACCTGCATTTCTATTTGCTTGATGCACATAAGGTTGAATTTCTTTATATATCCATCTATCGTTCATCCAAACAATATTTGAATCTCTTTTCTTTTGTAAATCTTTTATTTCTTCTTTGCTAAGAGGTTGTTTATCTAAATCTCTATCTCTACCATAACCACCTGTAATAGCCATAATCTCTCTGTTCTTTTCTGCTTTACCATATTGCACAATCATATCACAAATTCTTGGCGGTATAGCAGATTGAAAGTACCAAAAGTAATTAGATATATTCATAATTAATAGTTAATATAGTATTCAGTTGTTTAGAATTATTCTTAGTTATAAAGTATTTTTGTGTGGCAGGAAACATATAGAAATGATTGTTATACACAGGTATATGCCAAGTTCTATTCTTTCTTCTATTATCATCATACTCAATAACAAGTTCGCAAGAATCTTTTGAACAATCTAAAGCATAGATTAATGTGTAATCAGGTGAGTTTCTTAAATCTACAGGTTCTATTTGATGTCTTAAATAAGATTGTTCTTTAGGATGTAAGACATTACCATGGTGTGATTTTTCAACTAAAGAAAATCCATACTCTACTCGAACATTATCTCTAATATAATCTTTAAACCATTGTAAAGGTTGTGAAAAAGGCACTTCATAATCTTCATAAGAATATGCTTTTGGATTTGTATTGATTCGTTTTTGATCTATAAAAGATTTTATAATATCGTTTTTAATTTTTTCTCTATTAATTTCAAAACCTTTAGGAAGATTAACAGGACCATGAATTAAATTTATTTCAGACAGCACCACCTTCTGCATAAACTATATTTCTACTTTATTCCAACTCCCGTTAGCTTCATCCCATTCATATCTATGAGTTTCTTTTTCTGCTTCTGATAATTCAGGTGCATCACCTACTGGTGACTGCCATCTAGCTTCTGTTGTATTAAGAACCCAACTAGCATATGGTTTTTTAGGTAAGAACAAATCATTGTCCTCATCATAAATCATACCAATACCTGCATAGTTACCTCTTAAAGGTGTTCCACCATTTTTGTGTTGTCCGCCTTGTGTATTGTAAGATGTTTTTACCCAATGAGGATAGTTGTGTATTCTTTCTAAGAATTGTCTGCCTACTTCTTCATCTTCAACACCATCAGCATTTTGACAATCTTTGTCAGCTACAACATGAACTGCCATAACTTTGCTGTTTATTCCTAGTTTTGCGTAATGTGCCATAATGTTCTCCTTATATGTTAATTTTTAATTTATTTCAACTATTGAAATTTGTATCTTATTACGACTATTCCTGAACCTCCATTACCACCTGGATCGTTTGATCTACCTGGTCCACCACTACCACCACTTCCTCCACCACCTGTGTTTGCAGTTCCTGCACCTCCAGTTCCTAAAGAAGAAGTTGCTCCACCACCACCTCCACCACCATCTCCACTTGCTGGTGCGTTATAACCATTACCTGCACCACCTCCTGAAAAATATCTTCCGTTTGGTGCTAAAGGACTTGGTGATTGACCATAACTTGGAGCTGTTGGACCAAAAACAGAATCAGCGATAAAACTACCTACACCTCCATCACCTCCATTACCTGCACCACATTGTGGTGTTCCTCCTGTTGCTCCTACTGCACCCGCACCACCACCTCCTCCTGATGCTTTTTCAGGTCCTGATGGATTCATACCACCATTATTACCTTGCGGTGGTGATACTGGAGGAGTATTACCTGTTCCTGCTGCAATTCCTGCACCTCCTCTTGCTCCGCCACCTGAACCTCCTGGTTGTCCTTGATTAGAAGTACCTGGTAAGGGATTGCCTACTCCTCCTGCTCCACCACCAGCACTTGTTATTGTACTAAAAACTGAATCTGCTCCTTTACTTCCAACACCACAAGCTGTACCTGGTGTTGCCTCACCTGCACCGATTGTTATGGGGTATGTTTGAGCTGATACTGGTAAAGCTGAAGCATTCAAAGGATTTGGACTTCCACAAATAAATGATCTAAAACCACCTCCACCTCCTCCTGCACCTGAACCACCTACACCACCTGATCCACCACTACCACCACCACCTACAACCATATATTCAACTGTGTTTGAACCTGCTGCATTTCCAACAGCAGACACTACAAAATTAGAACTACTTGTAAAAACATGAGTTTTAAAATTACCATTAGTTAAAACTGTACCACCAGTTGCAGCTATAAATGCAGCACCTATTTGTGCTGTTGAATCATCATTTATAAGTTGCCACCCTTTAGTTCCATCTACATAAATTAAAGTTGCAGAAAGTCCTTCAGTATTAAAAGTTGTATCATTACAAGTACCACACATTTTTGATCCATTTCTACCGATTGTAACTGCGTTACAAGCAAAAGTTCTAGCATAATCTTTAACCGAAACTATATCTCCAGCACTAGGACTTGCAGGTAAAGTTACAGTAACCGCACCGCTAGTCGTATTAACAAAATATCCTTTACCACTTTCTGAAGTAAAAGGTGAAGTCTTGGCAGTCGTACACCAGTCTACTGTTCCAGTTCTACCAAATCCAGTTTGTGTAGCACCACTAGCTAAAGTTACAGCAGTGCAAGCACCACCTAATTCTAGTGTGCTGCCTGATCTTTTTTCTATTTTATTTACTTTAATTGTACTCATAATTTATCCTATTGAAATCTATATCTTATCATTACTACACCTGATCCTCCTGCACCAGCAGCTCCTGATGTTCCTGGACCACAACCTGAACCTCCGCCACCTCCACCACCAGTATTAGTTGTTCCATTACCAGCATCTCCTGCTGAATTTCCTTTTCCACCTGCTCCTCCACCACCTGCTCCACCTGCAACACCTGGAATACCTGGAACTGTAGGACCATCTGAAGAACCACTTCCTCCACCAGCAAAATATCTTGTTGAACCCGCTGGACCTGGACTTCCATAACTTGGTGCTGTTGGACCTATAAATCCATCAGGTATGTTAGAACCATCTCCACCTTGACCACCTTTTGCAGGCGGACCACCAAATGCACCTGCTACACCAGCACCCCCACCAGCTCCTCCACCATTAGTATTGCCTGGAGGACTTGTTGAACCATCTGTTCCTTGTGCAGGACTTACTGGGGGTGTGTTTCCTGACCCTCCACCACCACCTGATGTTCCTCCGCCACCTGATCCACCATTTCCGCCTGTACTTGCTGGACCTGTTCCACCACCTCCTTGACCACCACCTGCGGAAGATATTGTTGAAAAAGTTGAAACTGTTCCCGCATCTCCTTTATCAGAATCAGAGCCTGATCCTGCTCCACCTGCTCCTACTGTTATTGGAAAAGATGTTTGTGTAATTGTAACTCCAGCAGGTGCAACTAAAGGACTTGATGCTGGACTTAAAGCTGTAAAAAATCTAAAACCACCTGCTCCTGCACCACCTGCCATATATGCAGTTGGTCCACCTCTACCTCCACCTCCACCACCACCAACGACTAAATATTCAACAACATTGTTTGGTGCTGAAACTGCCGTTGCCGCAACACAAAAAGTTCCATCAGCTGTAAAAATGTGTGTTTTAAAATTACCACAAGTAACTACAGCATTTCCACCAGTTGCGTTTATAAATTCAAAAGATGTAATATTTTGTGTAGAACCATTAACTGATTTCCATCCTCTTGTACCATCTACATAAACTAATGAAACTGCCTCACCTTTAGTTGTTAAACATGTATCAGCTGCTCCTCCATTTATTAAAGATGAGTTTCTGCCAACAGTTACTTTATTTGTATCAAAAGTTGATGCGTAGTCAGATATAGCTATAATATTTCCTGCTGATGGACTTGCTGGTAGTGTAACTGTAACAACACCTGATGTTGTATTAACAAAATATCCTTTACCATTCTCTGCTGTAAAAGGACTTGTTTTAGCTGTAGTACACCAGTCAACTGCACCAGTTCTTCCCATACCTGATGTAGTTGCTCCACAAGCAACAGCAACAGTTTGTCCTGAAGAACCAATAGTAATTGTTGATCCACATTTTTTTATGATGTTAGAACCATCTGATGTTTTTTGTATGTTATCTACTTTAATTGTACTTGTCATAATTATTGAAATTTATATCTTATTATTACTATTCCTGAACCGCCAGATCCAGCTTGTAAACAACTTGGATTACCCACTGCACCACCGCCACCTCCACCACTATTTACAGTTGCGGCTACTGATGGTGCTATTCCACCTACAGATCCAGATCCACCACCTCCAGTTCCACCATTTGCTAAATCAGCATTACTTGTGCCTGGAGGACTTTGAGCACCTCCGCCACCACCTCCAGCTCTTGTTACTGGTGATCCAGTAATTGAACTTGCAACTCCATTTCCACCACTACCTGCGTTTGCTCCTGGATTA